ACGGCATCTCCCAAAGTGGGTTTATCGCGGGAAAGACTATACTATGATTGTTGTTGATACACATACAGATGGAAACCAGTTTTTGCAGATTTTCGATAATCGTAAGGAACGCTAACGCCGACATCAGCGTGAGCGAGCAACGCGAGCGAGTCGGCTGCATGGATTTGTTAAGTGATTTTTTAAATATTTTTGGAGATAACATTGAATGAACTCAGTCTCTTTACCGGAGCAGGTGGCGGATTGCTTGGAACAAAATTGCTTGGATGGACAGCCATTGGATACGTCGAAAAAGAACCGTACTGCCAGAAAGTGCTTAGACAGCGAATTGCCGACGGTATTCTGGATGCCGCCCCTATCTTCGGAGACATTAGAAAGTTCATCTCAGAAGGTTACGCCGCAAGCTATACGGGAATGGTTGATGTTGTTACCGGAGGTTTCCCCTGCCAAGACATCAGTTGCGCCGGAACAGGGAAAGGAATTGAAGGAGAACGATCAGGATTGTGGAATGAAATGTCAACCGTCATTCGCATCGTTAAGCCTCGATGGGTATTCGTGGAAAATTCGCCAATGCTCCTTATTCGAGGACTTGGAACAGTCCTTAGAGACTTGGCCGAAATGGGGTTTAATGCGAAATGGGGAGTGCTGGGAGCGGAACATTGCGGATATTACCATAAAAGGTCAAGAATATGGATTTTGGCCGACACCCATGACATCAGATTACAAAAGCAGAGTACGAACACAACAGGCATTAGACAACTCAATGAAATACCAACTGCACTGGCCTTTATTGGTAATGAAACGGAATTTTTCGATGGGCTTGTTTGGCCCGGTGAACCCGAAATTTGGAGAGTGGTTGATGGGACTCTTAATTGGATGGACAGAATTAAGGCCATTGGAAATATGCAAGTTCCGGGAGTGGTTGCTTGCGCATGGCGTACGTTGATGGACACTTAACATAAGAATATGACGAACGTGCACACTTCTTATATGAGGCATAAGCGCGCAAAAGTAAACGCTATTTGCGCCAAAATGCGAGCGGCGAAGGAACGCAAGCGGCTAGAGGCGGACTACTCGCCGCGCACTGACAGGCCAAACCTATGTATGCAGGTAATCGTTAAGGATTTTGAATGCGCCGAACCAAAAGCGATTACATACACATTGCAGGCGTGTTCTGCCCGCCGGGACTCATACTGGATATGGGAAGGCAAAACAAGGTTGCTGATGCCGATGGGTAAAGTAAAATTTTTCAGGAGTTTGTCGCAAAAACATCCACGAAAGATGTCGGAGGAATAAAATGATTAGTAAACTATTCCCAACGATCTTAATCATACTCAGCATTGCCGCAGGGATCGTGTACGCGGTGAAGGGCGACGTGCGGCATGCCTGCTATTGGTTTGCCGCGGCCGTGCTGAATATAAGCGTGACGTACTAAAATAAAAACCATGACCAAAGACGAACTTGAAATATTGATCAGCGATAAGCCGTCCGATGTTAAGTCCCGCGGCGTTATCTTATTTAACGCCGTCAACGCCACGCAACTGACTTATAACGCAGATCGGTCTGTCGCAAACCTGCGCAACATGGACGCCGCCAGGGAATCCTTAGACAAGTTCGTCGCTGAACTCGGCGGAGGCGTATCCGGCGACACATTCTACAACCTCGCGGCCGTCCTGCAATACCTCCAGCAGTCGGGGTATAAAATCAAAAAGTCAAATTTATATCAGCATCGTAAAGACGGAAAAATCATCCCGGAATCCAATGGCACATTCAACCGGCGCGTCGTTGATAAATACGCGCGGACATTCTTAAAGCAAATCGCAACCGGGAAACGAGTCACCGAAGCCAGCGATGACATGCAGCGCGACATTCTGGAACAGACAAAAAAACTAAACGAAATAAAAATCAAACGCGAAGAACGCCGCAACGCCGTCGAGGAAAAAAAATACTTACCGGCCAAAGATGTGTTAGACGCCGTCTTCACCGCGGCCCGCCATACCCGCGACGCCATCATGACCGTGCCTGAACGCATATCCGCTCTATTGGCCGGGGAAAGCGATGAAAATAAAGTGCGAGAAATCCTGACCAATGAATTGCGCCACGCGCTTGAAAAACTCGATAAACCGGAGGCAATCATTGAACGCTGAGCATGTCCATAATGAAGTATACAGGGCATATTACCGTGGTTTCCGTCCCGATCCGAAACTGACCATTACGCAGTGGGCCGACAAATACCGGATACTCCCGAAAAAATCATCCAGCGAACCGGGGCGCTACCGCAGCTCGCGCACGCCTTACGCACGTGAAATAATGGATTGTCTGTCGCCGCAATCACCAGTCTCTGAAATCTGCGTGATGAAGGGAACCCAGCTCGGATTTACGGAAATCGGAAATAACTGGTTTGGTTACATTGTGGACGTGACGCCCGGGCCGATGATGATGGTCTTTCCGACAGGCGACCTAGCCCGCGACCACAGCAAACAGAAAATGCAGCCCACCATCAACGAGACGCCGCGACTCAAAGACAAGATCCGAGAAGCGCGCTCCCGCGATAGCGGCAACACCATCGACACTAAAGAATTTCCGGGCGGAATTCTGTTTATGTCTGGTTCCAATTCCGGCGCGTTCTTCCGGTCGAAATCTATCCGCTACCTATTTTTGGATGATGTTGATGGATTTGAGCACGATGTCGGCGGCGAAGGAGATCCGGCAGAGCTTGCGCGTAAGCGAACAGACTCATACGGCAAGCGCAAAAAAATATTTGAAGTATCCACGCCGACCATAAAAGGAATCTCGCGCATCGAGCGGAGTTTTCAAGAATCCGATCAGCGCTATTATCATGTGCCCTGCCCTCACTGCGGAGAATACCAGCGCCTGCAATGGGGCGGAGAAGGCGCAGACTTCGGCATTAAATTCTCGCGCAGCGAATCCGGAAAAATTACCGACGTATGGTATCAGTGCCGCGCCTGCCATGAGCGCATCGAAGAATACCACAAAACCGAAATGCTGGATCGCGGCCGCTGGGTGCCCACGCATCCCGAAAACTCAAAACGCGGCTATCAGATCAGCAGTCTCTATTCGCCGCTCGGCTGGGTAAGCTGGAAACAGATACTGAAAGAATTCCTGGCCGCCAAGAGCTATAAAGAACGCCTGAAAACCTGGGTCAATACGCGCCTGGGCGAAACTTTTGAAGAAATCGGCGAACAGCCGGAATGGAACATCCTTAAAGCTCATGCGGAGGCGTATGAAATATTAACCGTCCCAATGGGCGGAATGGTGCTGACGGCCGGCGTCGATGTCCAGGATAACCGCCTGGCCTGCGTCATTGATGCTTGGGGCAAAGGGGAAGAAAGCTGGCGCATCTACTGGGGTGAACTTTATGGATCTCCGGGACAGCCGCAAGTGTGGATGGATCTCGACGCCCTGCTATCCCGGCCATTCCGGCACGCATCAGGAATTGATCTGAACGTCGTATGCGCCGCCGTGGACAGTGGCGGGCACCATACGCAAGCCGTTTACAACTTCTGCCGCCGCAATCCGCGCTATATCGCCATCAAAGGCCAAAGTCAGCCCGGAAAACCTATCATCGGTCATCCGTCATCCGTGGATGTCACCTGGAATGGAGCAAAGATTCCCGGCGGCGTCCAGCTTTGGCCTATCGGCTCCGACACCGCAAAATCAACCATTTATTCGCGCCTAAAAATCACCGAACCAGGGCCGGGATATTATCATTTCCCGATCGGAATTGAAGACGCCTATTATATCCAGCTCACATCGGAAAAATTGATCACGCGCTACGTGAAAGGATTCCCCAAAATGGAATGGACGCTTGTCGGCGCGAATAATGAAGCCTTGGACTGCGAAGTCTATGCCTATGCCGCCGCCATCCGCGCGGGAATCCACGTCATTGACTTCGACGCCTATAAACCGCAGGGCGCCAGAAAAGAAGAGCAAAGCACAAAACCAAAAAAAGAAAATAAAACTAAAAATGCGAGGTGGTAATTATGACAGACGCGGCATTATTGGAAAAAGCAAAAACGGCGTTATCCGGCATGACGGCAATTCGGGAGTTTTGCCGGTCGATCAATCTGGCCTCTTCCGAGGCATCCGTCATTTACATGATTGTATCCTGTAGTTTTCCAGCCAAAAAGATCGGCGGGATTTGGGAAAGCGACAAGGAAATGATCGTTGACTGGCGCAAGAAATACATCAACGGCGAAATTGCCGAAAAAGTATTTAAGCCGGAAGAAAAGGCCAAAGACTCGCCGCGATTGCCCAAAGATACACGCAAAATATTCCGTGGCCGTCCGGGATCCAGGAGAAAATGAATATTAAACCCTTGACACGGTTACAACGGCAAGCCTATAATTTGCGGCAGTTGGGCAAAACAATCCAAGAGATTGCCGCGATCATGGGCAGAACACGCGAACCCGTTCGCCAATTAATTGCCCGGGCGAAATATAAAATAAAACGAGGAATAAAATAATTGTCATTCCCGCGATCTCTTGGCGGGAATCCAGGGAGGAGATATGAGCAAGATATTAGAATCGATAAGATTGGATGAGGAAAAACAAGGGCGTGATTACTCGTTAACAGTTATATTTAAAGATATATATGATGGTAAAACACCATGCAAAAACGATATAGGAGCTGCTATAAAACTGAGAAAAGGAGATTCAGCTCCGAGTATAATTTTGCAATTTAGACGATTAGCAGATGATTTAGAAAGATATATAATCGCAAATAATAAATAACTGGATTCCCGCCTTCGCGGGATAAAAAAGGGAGAAAGCCGATGAGTGAAAAAAATCCTAAGAATAATTTATCTGTAGTATTAACAGAAAAAGAAATAAATGAATTTATTAAACTTTATGATGCATATGAAAAATATGCTAAAGCGCATAATTTGAAACTGAGATACCCGAAATCTTTAAAACAGATAAAAGATTCTTTTCTAGATAAAAAGAAATTAATGCCATTATCATACAGAAAATTATCTTTAAAGGGATTTAATTTTAAAAATCAGCCTTTGACGGAAAACAATTTAAAAAGCTTAATTAACGTTCTGTGGCGGAATAAGATTTATAAAACAGGAAACAGATATCATGGCTTGGTTGAATTATTCAGAGATGGTAAATATATAAGAACAGTATCAATGAAGTATATTCGACTTATAGAATATCAAAAATAATACTGGATTCCCAGGGCATACGCCCTGCTTCGCTGCCGGAGTAAGATCCCGCGTCGCTTCGCTGAGAAAATAAATGAAAGTCAAAGACCTAAAACCAGTGGGTTATAACCCGAGTAAGATAATAAAAAACGTAATAAAAATAATTGACATTTTGAAAATATTCTGGCAGGGTGTTCTTACTATTATTCGAAGCGGCATTTCCGC